CCAGCCCGTTTGGGATCGATTCTGCGATGCGGCGGCTCTTTCATCGGTTGATGGCTTTCCATCTTCGGCTGACCTGTTAGCCGATCGTCGGCGGTTTGCTCCGGTCGAATGGCAGACTCCCGAATGGGAATGGGTTGATCCTCAGTCAGAGCAAACAGCCTCGGAGATGGCCCTTAATAGCTTCACTGACACCTATGCAAACGTGCTAGGGTCGCGGGGTCGATCATTCCGCCAAGTCTTCTACCAGAGGGCCAAGGAAGATCGATTGCGAAAGAAGCTTGGTTTGCTGACCAACGAGGAAAAGCAGTTGCAAGTTTCGGCGGCTCAAAGCGGTGGACAATCGCCAACAGCACAACCGCAACTAGGCACAGGCGAGATGATGGGGCTATCAACGCTCCAATTCAACCGCAATCGAAAAGCAATCGCAAAGACTCTCGATGATCTTGCTAGCGGTGCGATCAGCGAATCGGTCGCTAAGGTCTTTTTATCTTCAATCGGAATGAGCGAAGCAAACGCGCAAGTGCTCATTGACGACGCAAAAGACGGATCAGTGGACACGCTACCGGCTGAGAGCGTCGAGCAAGCAGTTCGGCAAGTCAAAAGAAATTGCGGTATAGGGTCCGAAGGATTCAAGCCTGGCAATAGTTGCGCGAGCGGCGGCGGCGGTGGAGGTAGTGGCGGCGACGCGATAGAGGCAACAGAAGTTCCAGAGCCTGAGAAAGGCTGGCCGTATCGACCAAAGCTAGCGGCACCAAAAACCGGAGAGCCGTGGGAAGGTGTTTTACATCACGGAACTTCGAAGCAAATATCCGGCGACACGCTAAACGTCCCAGCTAGCTCGAAAGACAACTCGACAGATGCAGGAAATCTAGGGAACGGCGTTTACCTCACTCCGCATCACGATTTAGCGAACTACTACTCGAACCACAGCGGGAACATACTATCCTCAAAAATATCCCTAAAGAAGCCGCTAGTGATTGAGGGCGACAAGAACTCGGGGGCAGAGGAACTAGCCAAAAAAATTGGAGTTAAGTCGTCTCCAAAGTACGACGGCACCAAGCAAATTAGCGCTGAGTGGAGCAGGGAGTTTTCCGAAAAAGCGAAGGAGCAAGGGTACGACAGTATCGTATGGTCAAAAAACAATGTCGTCGAAGAAGTTGTGTCTTTAAACCCGGTCAAAATAAAAAAAGTTTCTCGCAAGATAACGCTACCGGCTGAGGTGACAGCATGAACAAGAGCGACCTAATCAAGCGACGCAAAGAACTCGACGCAAGACGCGAAGCTAAGTCCATTGATGGCGGATCGATTGTTCGCCAATTCGGAAACGTCAAGGATGGTCGAGCGGTGATTGCGACCGAAACTCCGATTGACATCTACGATCAGACTCGCGGATGGATCAAGCAAGTCCTCTTGATGGATGGCGTTCGCTTCCGAAACGACAAGCGACAACTCCCAATCGTTGACAGCCACAATGATAAGACCGTTCGCAACGTCTTTGGATCAATTCGCAACATCGTTATCGAGGGCGATGAGCTTTTAGGCTTGCCCGATTTTGCGAGCGATCCAGATAGTCAAATCGTCGCGACAAGATACACCGAAGGCCACTTGAATGACTTTTCGATCGACGCACAGATCCTAGAGCGTCAGTTCGTTCGAGAGGGCCAAACGTACACTACGCCAAGAGGCCAAGTGATCGAGGGGCCAGCGGAAATAGTAACCGCATGGGAACCTCACAACGCTTCGATCTGTGCAACGGGCGCAGATCCAAATTCCACGGTTCGTCGGTCGTCTGACCGGAAAGAGGTAACGAGAATGGACGAGTCTTTGATGAAGACTTTGGCCGGGCTCGGAGTGCCGGAAGGCATGACCGATCCAAGTGCAATCATCGCTTTTTTAGCTGGAAAGCTAAGCGGCGAAAGCGAACCGGAAGATTCGCCGATGGGCGAAGTCGAAAGCATGGCAGGCGATTACAAAAAGCCTGAGGACGAAGCTCAACGAGCCGAAGCACCAGCGGAAGAAAAACCGGTCGATGCCCAGGAAGAAATTAAGGCCGAGGTTGAGCGTCAACTCAAGGCAGATAAGGTTCGTCGTCAAACAATCCTCAATCACTGCAAGTTGGCCAAGCTTGAGCGAAGCTTTGCCGATTCGCTGATCGAAGATGAAACTGTTACTGTCCAGGTCGCTCAAGAAAGGATCATCCGAGCTATGGCTCAACAACCATTGGGAGCCGTAACCGGCTCGAACATTCGCGCAACCGAAAGCGAGCAAGATAAGTTTGAAGCGGCTGCTAAAGCTGGCTTTACTCAGCGATGCTTTCAGGGCAACATTACAAAGACTCAGGCTCAAAAGGCCGAGGGCGATTCGCACTTCAAGAGCCTAGGAGTCTATCGACTTGCCGAAGCTTGCGTTCGTCGCATGGGTATCGATCCTGAAAAGCACAGCAAGTCTGAAGTTGCTCGAATGGCGATGGGCCATAAGCCCACTTTGGATCGCGTCAAGCGTGCGGTTGGCGATGCCTACCATACGACCGGATCGTTCCAAAACATCCTGTTCGATGGACTTAACAACACCTTGCGAGCGGCCTATGAAGAGGCACCCTACACATGGTCGTTCTGGGTTCGTCAGCGTCAAAGCGTCGAGGACTTCAAGGATATTCACGCAACCCAATTGAGCGAATTCCAGAATTTGGAAGTCGTTCCAGAGGGCAAAGAGTACCCTGAAAAGAAGATGAGCGATCGTCGCAAGACCTACAACATCGACAAGTTCGGAGCGAACTTTTCGGTGACATGGGAGACGATTGTCAATGACAATCTCGATGCACTTTCGCGCATCCCAACGATGCAAGGAACTGCGGCTCGTCGGACTCAGGAGAAGTTGGTCTACGATACTTTCCTGTCGAATCCTTTGATGCCCGATGGGGTCGCGTTGTTTTCCGCTTCACACGCAAGCGGGCGAAACATTACGGCCGTAAGTCCAGCGGCTCCAAGCGAAGCGACGCTTGATGAAGGTTTCGAATTGATGAGTAAGCAAGTTGGGCTTAACGGATCGTTGCTCAACTTGACTCCATCGGTCTTGCTGGTTCCGCAAAAGTATTCCGCAACCGCATTGCGGATTACCAACAGCTTGTCGTTTGCTCAAAGCAACGGCAACGAGGGGATCAGCAGCTTGTACGGTGTCAATGGTGTTCGTCCGTTGCAAGTGGTTACAACTGCTTTGCTTGACAACAACAACACAACCAACTGGTACTTGATTGCCTCTAGTTCGCTGGTTGACACCGCAGAAATCGTTTTCCTTCAAGGCGAAGAATCGCCAGTCCTTGAAAACGAATGGACGATGCTCAGCGATAAGTGGGACTTCAAGATTCGCCAATCAATGGGTTGTGCGATGATCGACCATGTTGGCTTCTACGGAAACCGTACCTAGTCTTAACTGACGATCTTCGCCCTTGGGTCGCTTGACCTGAGGGCTTTTTGGAATTGAACAAAAAAACAAAAGGAATAAACGAAATGGCTGGACTTCGAGATTTTAGGAACTACTCCGATGACTTCATCGGGCCTGCGGTGTCTTTTCCAACTTCGGCGAATATCGCTTCGCCTTGGGTTTACGCTGTCACTGGTGCAGCACCTCCGACAGCACAACGCAACAACGATCGAAAGGTTTTGACTTTGACGAGTGCAAGTCAGATTCAGATCCTTGGCGGTTCACATGGCGATGCGTTGGCGTTCGATATTGACGACCTTCAGCGGGTTGTCATGCGAGCAAAGATCGGTGCGTCGACCTTTACCAGCGGATCAACCTTGGTCTTTGGTGTCGGCTCGGCTCGGAATGATACGGCTGACAGCGTAACGGCTCATGCTTGGTTCCGAATGGAAGGTGCCAACAGCACGACGGTTGTCTATGTCGAAACTGACGACGATGTTCGAGACAATAATGATGTCTCGACTGGCGTGACTCTTGGCACGACCTACAAAGAGTTTGTGATTGACTTCACAGGCGGCAAGCAGAATGTCAAGTTCTACATCGACGGTCAGCGAGTCGCAGCGTCCACGACCTTCGACATGTCGAGCTACTCGGCTGGACTGCAACCGATTGTCCAACTTCAAAAAGCGGCTAACACAAACGCCGATGTTTTTGAAATGGACTACATCGAAGTTGTTCCAAAGCGAGCCTAATCGATGAGTCTTAGCGACATGATCGAGCAAGACGCTAAGGCAGTTTTTTGCAACCCGAATGACTTCGCTGAACCCGTGACCTACTACAAGGAAAACGGGAAGGCAAGGCACATAAACGCGGTTGTGATTCGTGACGCTTTAGCGATCTTGCCCGAAGATGGCGATACAATCACGCCAGTCTTCGAGGTTCATGTTGCGAATGATGGCATTGAAGGAATCTTGAGCGAAGAATTGAACCTTGGAGGGGATCAGATTGCGTTCTCTCCGAGGGTCGATCGATGTCCTAGAAGTTGTTCGTCCTACGCAGTACGGCAACTTCACCCCGTCCGATAGACAGATTGTTTTGACCTTAGGGCCAGAACAAAACATCCCTGAGTTTACTTGCCCAGGCAGCCCTCCAGCGGTTGCATGGGAAAGGATATTTAACATTCGATGCCACTTGGCAACATCGGAGCGAAACCCCGAAGCGATCGATTCCATTCTAAATGAATTCGCTGCGAATGTTAAAAAGTGCGTTTGCAGTCCAGCTAGTTCATGGCACACACTGGGCGGTTATGCGATCAAAGCAGATTGGGGAACGATTCAACCGTTCACCAGCACAGGGGGAATTGACGGAATCAATTTACCTTTGCGAGTTACCTATCGAGTCTCCGAAAACGATCCGTACACGCAGAGGTGACCCATGCTGCTTGATTTCACAGTCGATGAGGAAAAAGTCTTTGAGGCTCAGCAGAAGCTGCTTGACTTTGCTGACGGGATGGATCGAGCTTTTAACTCTGCCTTTGAAGATTCGGTATGGGAAAGCAAGGCTACTTCGACGCGCGAAGTAAAGACGATGATAAACATCGAGGAAGCAGAAGCGGAGATCGTAGAAGCGGTTCCATTCTTTGCCGACATTCGATTGGGTCGCGAAGTCAACTTGAAACTACTAGATCGATCAATTCCTATGCAGGCTTTCAAGGCAACCCAAACAGCAGAGGGCGTTGTCTTGCAACTCACAAGGGCTAACACTTCGCAAGTTTTCTACAAGTCGCACTTCGGGCCAAAAATCGCTAGGCTCGGCGGGAACATTTACCACAGGGCAGGAAAAAAGCGATTCCCGATCATCAAGGTTGCAGATATCAAGGTGTCGAAGATCGACGGCGTTCCGGAGACGTTCCGAGAATCGGTCAAAAAATACAGAGTGGCTATGGTTCAACGTCTGGAAAAAAAGAAAAAAGAACTCGTTCAAGAATACGGAAAGGGTGTCGCTTATGTTGCTACGCAAACTTAGTACGCTTGGGGCAAAGATTGAATCGACGGTTGGAACTGCGGCAACGCTTGCGGCGGCTGATTGTACAGTCAATGCCTACAATCTTCTGATTCAGCCTGAGTTTGAATTTGAGGAGCGGCAAGGGCAAGGTGGATTCGGTCGCTTAGCGTCGATCGCAGGGGCTCGCAGGGGTCGCGCAACATTCTCGATCGATCTTGCGTATGATGGCTCGACTGTTCCGGCATGGGCTGATTTATTCCTGCCTGCTTGCGGATTCATCAAGACTTCATCGACGTTTAAGCCAAAAACCCAGGTTCCCGACTCCGGAACTGACGTTAAGACGATCACCATTGCAGGATTCTTTAACGGCGTTCGTCGTCAGATTTACGGGGCGATGGGGACAGCCAGGATCTTACTACCTACTGGACGCATGGGCCGGATCGAATTTGACTTCCAAGGCATCTACGGCGATGAATCAGACGTTGCGATTCCATCATCGATCAATTACGTCAACACGCTCCCGCTACGCATTGCAGGCGGGGCTACAACGTGGAACTCGGTCAATCTGTGCTTGGAGTCGGCAACGATCGATCTTGGCAACGTGCTGACTGCTAGGGAATGCAGCACTTCGGTTGCAGGAATCGATAACTTTGTCGTGACGGATCGCAACATACGAATTACTGGCAACCCTGAATCGAAATTGATTGCGACTCAGGACAGATACTCTCAGTTCAGGGATTCCACGGAAGCCACACTTTCGTTTACAATCGATGGGCCATCGACTTCGACTTTGGTAATCTCTGCTCCAAAGGCTCAGATTGTCGCCAAGCCAATGGCAGAGCGTAACGGAATCATGATCGATCAATTGGAATGGCAAGCGAACAAAAACGTAGACGCTGCCGACGAAGAACTAAGCATCACTTTCAACCATGCAGCATAACACTTTTCCGGCAACGATCGACGGTTGCGAAATTGAGTTTCAGCTAAAGCGGCTGAAGTTTCGTGACCAAGAAGATGTGGTTTCGCTTATCGGTGCGATTAGTACCGATGGCAAGCATGAAGCGATCAAGGCGATCCGGCAAGCAATGAAAATTTGCTTGCAGGGATGGAACCTGGAAAAATCGATCGATCAATGGGACACAGAACTGGACATCGTTCAGGCTATCCAAGTGGTCAATCGATGCTTGCAAGGAAACACGCCAACGGAGACCGAAAGAAAAAAATCCGAGTAGCCGCATTCATCCGATGCGGCGAACTTTGCAAAAGCTGCTCTCGGCGGCGTTGTGAGTACGAACCAACAAAAGAGCAACCGGTTCAGGTTCCTTGCATTGATTGCGAGGGCTCTGGGCTGGACGGAAAAACACCTTGCGAGGTTTGCGATGGAACTGGATTTTTCGATGTGGCCAAGTGCCCGAAAGATTATGTTGGTCATCGCGTATCGGTCGCTTCTAATTCGCTTGCGTACCTCGATAAAGGCATCCTTCCAGATGCCGGAGGTCTTAACGATCAGTCGGCATGGCTTGTTGCGACTTGGGACGCGCTGCAAGCAGATTGCCAACGCATCGAGGAAGAAAAGAGGCGTAAGTAATGGCTGATATTGAAGTCACACTCGGAGCGAAAAACGAAGCTTCGCAGGTACTAAAAAACTTCCAAGCGGAAGTGACAAGTACGGCTCAATCGATTGAATTTTCATTTCGCGGATTGGCTCAGTTAGCTGGAGCTACAGCGGCGGTCGTTGCTTTGGTTGAGGCTGGCAGAGCGTTGTTTACCTTTACCTCGGATTCGCTTGAAGCATTCGACAAAACGAACCGATCAGCGATCAAACTCAAAGAGACTCTTGAAGTCATCCCAGGTGCAGCGGTCGATGCTGCATCGGAATTGCGAAAGACGGCTGAATCGCTTGAAGGTGTAACAAACATCGACGCAGGCAAAATTCTCGAATCGATGACCGGGGCACTTAGGCGAGGTGCTAATCCTCAGCAGATCGACGAAATGGCGGAGGCGGCAATCGGTCTATCGAGAGTCTTTGATCGAGATTTGCAATCCTCGATGCGACTTGTCGAACAAGCAACCGAAGGAAACTTTGAAGCGTTTCGCGGTCTGATACCGGGGATCGATTCGCTTGCAAGCAACACCGAAAAACTAGCGGCGGTTGAAAAGCTAGCTGAAGCAGGATTGACCAACAAAGCAAAAGCAGCAAGGGACGCAATCGAAGCGGCTGACGCTCTTTCAATGAGCACGAACAAGCTTCTGAAAACAGTCGGAGAGTTGCTAGCTCCTATTCGAGATGTGGTCTATCGAGGGTTTACGATCTTCTTCGATTTTTTGACGAACCAAATGAATCCAGGTCTTGAATCGTTCGATGAAACGGTCAAGCAAGTCGAGCAGACAGTCGAAGGGTTCGCGATGTCGATTGCGACTTCATTCGTCACAGGGTTTACGATCGCAGAGACAGCGATTCAAAACTTCGGGGACATTCTCAAGCTAGCGATCGACTCGGCAACATTGCAGATAGTTCGATTGTCGCAGGATATCCCGCACTTGTTCCAAGGGATGCTAACGCAAGCGACCTACATTGCCGAGAACCTTGGCAACCTTACCCTCGATCTTGTTCGCGGTGATATTACCTTCGATGAAGCTTTGGGACGCTTGCCACCTATCGCAGAGCGAACCGTCACAGAGACAGAGATCGCATTGCAAAAAGCGATTGACGACGCGGCTGGAAATCTCGTTGAGGGGTACTCGGAGAAGCTAAAAGAGCGACTTGAACAACTGCGAAAAGGTTTCGACTTTCAAGCAGAGATCGACCTAAAAGAAAAACCAGGGTCGGGCAAAGGATTGCTTGACACGCTACGCGATTTGCAAGGCTTTGAATCCCGCGTCTTAACCAGGGGGCCAGGAACAAGCCCGATTGATAAGCTTGTTCAGAACACGGAAAAGACTAACGCTCTGCTTGGTAGCATCGATCAGACATTAAGCAGTCCGAGCGATACTCCAACCGATCAGGTGTTGCTTATGGAGGTCGTTCAGTAATGCTAAACGATAAGATTCACAGCGTTGACCTGATGTGGTCTAAGGCCGGTGGAGATATCAGCCTAACGGACAATTTCCGCAAAGCTAACGCAGCATTCCAAAGAGGATACCAAGTATTCACAACGCCCGATGCGACTGCTTACGATGTGGTTCAGGCTCCAGGGATTCCAGCGGCTGGTTCGTCATACGATCAAAACTTTATTGCTGTCTTTGCTGGTTCCGCGAAACCTCAACGCCAAAGCCCTACTTATTGGATAGTCACGGTTGATTACAATGGCGAAGTCGCTTTCGGGCCAGATGGCAACAACAGTAACCAAGTCAGAAATCCACTGTTCGCTAGAGCGGTTGTCGATTGGGACGACATCGAAGAAGAATTAGAAGTCGATGAGGATTACGATGGAAACCCTCTGGTAACGGCCAATGGCGAAGCTATTAACGGCATCCGAAGGTTGTTTTCGGATCAGACGGTAACGATCCAAAAAAATATGCTGATGTTCAATCCCTACATTCAAGCCAGATACAGGCAATCGGTCAACAGCGACATCTTTCTAGGATGGCCACCAGGAACCGGAAAGATGCAGAAGTTCCGAGCAAAACAAGTTGCTTCGCCTGATGTTCCCGGTGGCGGTTATTATCAAATTACGGCCGTGATTCGCTTTCGAGTCCCCTATCGAACAACACCGGAAAAAGCATGGCATTCTAGGATTAGACATGAAGGCTACTACAAGCGAATAGACCTACCAGGGCCACCAGTAAACGGCGTTCAGCCTTCGCAGATCATTCATGCAACCAAAGCCGGCCAGCCTGTTAGCAAGCCGGTGTTGCTCGATCAGAACGGCTACCAAGTTCCCGATGTCGATCCGCCAAACTTCCCCCAAGCTTTTTGGTTGGAGAAGAAACTTTACGAACCGCTTTCCTACAACGCTTTAGGCTTACTTCCATAGGACAAAAAAATGGCAACTTATACGAATGTTTTTTTAACCGTTCCTGATGGGCAGGTAACGAACCTCGACATCGCGGCAAATGCCAACATCGAGACAAGCAAGATCGCTCAGCGGGTCTTGGCCGAATCGGTCGTGCCTGTCGATGCGTTCAAGGTTTGGGACGCAGTGACTTCCAACCCCGTTTCAGCGGCAGCAAACGATGATCTAGGTCTAGTAACCGGAACATGGGGCACAAACCCAGTTCGGCTGACCGGTGGCGATATGAAAGCACTTGGGGCCACTACAAGGCGAATCTACTTTTCCGTGCCAATTCCGGCCAACTACGAAGATGGTGAAACGATCCAGATCCGAGTACGGGCCAAGATGGAGACTACTTTGGCCGATGTGAGTTGCACGGTTGACTTGGAATCCTACGTTGGATCAAGTGGTTCGCTTGGTTCGGATCTCGTTGCGACCTCGGCTCAGAGCATCAACAGCTTGACGGCGGCCAACTACGATTTCACCTTGAGCGGCTCAGGCGTGAACCCTGGAGACTTGATTGAGTGCCGGCTGTCGATAGCTTGCAATGATGCTGCGAGTGCTACAGCGGTCACGCCAGCGGTTTACAAAGTCTCTTTGCTCTGTGACACCAGGGGCTAAGCGTGGCCAAAGAGATCGGATACTACAGTCCAGAACTAGCTAAGCGGATCAAAGACAATTCGCTTGCATGGGAACGGGAGCGACAAACACCGCAACCGATTTTTCGTCAGACTGTCCCGAATCCGATCTACGTTCGCAACATCTCGGCTCATACGATCCCTAGATTCGGTTGTATGCAAGTCGTCGGAACCGAAGAAATCGACGGCCAGAACTTCTTGAAGGTTGATCGGCCATTCGACTACAGCGAATCGGTCATGGGCCTATTCTTGCTAAACGATACCGAAGCAATCAATCCGAATGAAATCGGCATGGCTCAATTCGGGCCAGTGTTCCGTGCGATCAAAGACACAGGAACGTTTACAGTCGGAACCAGGCTTAATCCTACTGCGGATTCCTTCAAACTTTCCAAGGGGCCATTGTTCGTTTACCTTGGCGATGACGACGTTGACGAGGACATCATCAAGGTTGAGCGT